CAAAAAAAACAAGAAAGCCAAAAGAAATTAAACAACCAGTACAAAATAATATTGATAGTATAACATTTGAAAATACAGAACAAGAAATTGAAACACCAGAAATAGTAATTAAACCTAAAAAAACATCTGTATCACGTAAGACACCAAAGGCAGAAAAAGAACCAAAGGCGCCAAAGGTATCAAAGGCACCAAAGGCACCAAAGGCACCAAAGGTATCAAATGCGCCAAAAGAAACAACTATTATAAAAAAAACAATTTCTAAAGTTGATGATGTAGATAATGATATCGATAATGATATCGAAAATGATAATGATAATGATAATGATATCGATAATGATAATGAATCAGAAATTATTGAAAAAGAATCGCCAGAATCGCCAATTACAAAGTTTGAGTATTCAACACATATTACAAATATTTACCACATAAGTGATTTGCATATTCAATTATATAAAAGGCATAATGAATATCAAGAGGTATTTGACAAAGTTATAGAGTATTTAAAGACCGAAAAGCAAAATGCCAATATTTCAAACAATACTAATATACCAATAATTGCACTTATTACTGGAGATATTTTGCATAGTAAGAGCGATCTTTCCCCCGAATGTGTGCAAATTACTTATAATTTTCTTAAAGCAGTATCAAATATTTTGCCATTAGTTATAATACCAGGCAATCATGATATTAATATGAATAATAAAGAACGCCTAGATGCATTAACGCCTATTATTTCCGATTTACCAAAATCTAATCCAATATATTATTTTCTAGAGTCTGGTGTATATCAAATCTCAAATTTAGTATTTTATCATGCATCAATTTTCGATTATCAAATAATTCCACCAATTAAGTCTTTGCCTAATTCCATATCACATATTATGCTATATCATGGTCGCGTAAATGGGGCAATTTTATATAATGGTCTAGAAATTACAGAGGATTCTAATAAAACTGTTACACCCTCAACATTTAATGCATATGATATTACTTGTTTAGGTGATATACATAAACACCAGTTTTTAACACCAAATATTGCCTATGCAGGTTCGCTAATTCAGCAAAATCTTGGAGAAGATGTTGATAATCATGGTTTAATTAAATGGGATGTTAATAGCCGTAAAGGTAAATTTATATCAATAAAAAACAATTGGTCATATTTAACACTTTATGTAGATAATAAAAAGGCAAATCATCAATGTGCAAATAAAGATGGTTCTCATGACCCAAAATGCACCCTTTCAAAAAATTTGCGAGTAAGGGTTCTTTATAAGAATACTCCAGAAAGCTTTATTGCAGATTATATTACTCTTTTAAAAATGAATCATACCGTGCATGAATTTTCATATCAAAATGATGACCAAATGTGTAATTTTTTTGATGGTGAGGGTGGTAATGACGGGGGTGATGGTAATGGCGAGGGTGGTAATGGCAATTTGGGTGATGGTAGTGATGGTGATGGCAATTTGGGTGATGGTAGTGATGGCAATGATGGTAGTGATGGTAGTGATGGCAATGGCAATGGCAATTTGGGTGATGGTAGTGATGGCAATGGCAATTTAGGCAATGGGGGTGAATATAATAGTAAAAATCGCAAAGGGGCTAATTCAATTATTGATATTACATCTGGCGAATTGCAAAATAAATTTATTATTGAATATATAACACAAAATGAGCCGTCTATTTCGCTAGAGCAAATTGAAGAAATCAAAGCATTAAATATTAAACAAAATCAAATTCTTAAAGAATCTAATAAAAATTATAACTCACAATATTTTTCAGGACATTATAAATTAAAACGCCTCGAATTTTCGAATTTGTTTTCATTTGGGTTAAGGAATATTATCGATTTTACAGATATGAAAGGCATAGTCGGCATAATTGCTCCTAATCATTTGGGTAAATCGGCAATTTTAGATATTATAATATATGCCCTTTTTGACAAATTTACTCGCAAAGGTTCAACTAGAGATATTGTTAATATTAGAAGCGAATTTTATGATATTAAATTAGATGTTGCAATTGGTCAATGGACATATACCATTATAAAAACTGGTACCAGAAATAAATCAAATACGGTTTCATCGAAAATAGAATTTTTTAGAACCCATGATATTGAAAAAACAATTGAACACCTTGAAGAGGATACTACATTAAAAACAAAAGAAAGAATTGCAGAATTATTCGGATGTTATGAAGACATTATTCATACTAGTTTTAGTATACAACAAGATAATAGTTGTTTTATTGATTCTGAAAATACCGAAAGGCGTAAAGAATTGCAACGTATAATGCGATTTGATATTATAGATAAATTGGGTGATATGGCAAATCATACATTAACTAAATACAAAGATATAAGAGAACATATTAGCAAAAAGATTGATACCGATTTTATTGTTAATACTAAAAAGGCAAAAACTAAGGCGGAAATACTATTGGCAATTCATACAGAAAATAAGGAATATGCTAAAATGAAAATAAAACAGTTGCATTCAAATATTCTGGAAACATCGACAAAATTAAATTTAGAATGTAGTAATTTTATTAAAAATAATTCGCAGGAAGAAACACAGGAAAATTTAAAAGATTTATTAGAACAACTTGACGACAATAAAGATGTAAGCAAAAATATATTAAAAAATTTGGCGAATTTGGCTGATTTGGCTGATTTGGCTGATTCGGCGGATTCGGCGGATTCGGCGGATTCGGCGGATTCTGCAGCGTATTTTATTGAAAAATTAAAAGAATCTATTATAGCAAATGAAAAAACTAATAATGATATTATTACTGATGCTAATAAGAAATTAAAAAATATAGAACAAGACTTAGAAAAACTCTATAAAAATAGAAAACCTTTAAATATAAATATAAATATAAATATAAACATAACAAATACAAACGATGCGCCTGATTTTTTAACAAAAATGAAGCAGTCACAAATTGACGAAATTACTGCAAATACAAAAGAAATTAATACTTTAGAAACAAAAATAAATATATTAAAAGGAAAGGAAAAACAAATAGAACTTAATAATGACAAAATACTTTTATTAGAGAAAAAAATGATTAAGTTGCCAGAGTCATTAATGGCAATGGTAACTGATAGCATTGATAATTTATATGATGAATATACGTGTTCTTTGGAAAATTGGGTAGATGAGCTAGTTTGTGGTAAAGGTAAAACAAATATTAACACTATTTTGCAATCTACCGAGTATAAAGAATATGAAACTAATGCAACGCAATATTTCTTATCTAAAGAAATTTCGCAATATAAGATGGCAAATGATAAGACTGAGGAAACAATTATAAACGAACAATCATCTTTGGAAGATGAAAATATTAAAATTAAAAGCGAAATTAAAACTATTAAAACTATAGAGATGCAAATTCGGCAATTAGAATCAAAGAATGCAAATATCAAAATAAAAATACAGCAAATTGAAAATGATATGGCAAACTTGGAAGGAAATAAAAAAATAGATGATGAAATTGTATTGATTAAACAAAAAAAGGATAAATATCAAAAGAGGATTTCAGATATGGAACAGAAAAATTCACAGATTAGAAAACAAAATATGCAAATTGCAAAATACGAGCAATTACAAAATGAAAAAATATATATAGATAAAGATTTAAAAACAGCAAGGGAAATCTTGGAAAAATTCGAACTATATAAATCGCAAATTGAGACTAATGTGCAAATACAGAAAGATTTATATGCATTAAAAGCCGAATTGGCAGATTTTGAAGAAGTAATTGACGAAGTTGAAAAACAATATAATATTGAGAATACGAATTTAACTAAAAATATTGCATTATTAGACCAAATTAGAAAGGATATTGCAGATAATAAGGCAATTGAAAATAATTTGACATTATTTACTATTTATAGAAAAGCATTAAAACAATTGCCATATTTATTATTGGCAAAAATACAACCATTTTTAGAAAAAAAGGTAAATGATTTGCTTAGTATTATTACAGATTTTACACTTAAATTTGATATGTCAGATAGTAAAATAGATATTTATATAGATAGGTCAATATATTCGCAAAGGGGTGAAACTAAAGGAATACGTCCAGATAGACATATATTAGTAAATAATGCATCGGGATTTGAAAGATTTATATCTAGCTTGGCAATACGTTTGGCATTATTAGATATTAGCAATTTACCAAAATTAAATTTTATGGCAATAGATGAGGGTTGGTCGTGCTTTGATACAACTAATTTAAATAATGTAGGTCAAATTTTAGATTATTTGAAAACAAAGTTTGACTTTATTCTAACAATTAGCCATTTGTCGGAAATTAAACAATATTGTGATAAAATGATTGGATTGAAAAAAGATGATAAGGGATTTAGTAAAATAATTGTTTAGTGGATTTGTTTAGTGGATTTAAAAAAAAATATGTATTACACGTAAATTTTACGGTTTAAAATGAAATTTACAACGTTGATTTCTTGACATAACCACTTTATAAATTGGTTCAGCCTGAATATCAGGTCTCTCGTCATCAGGTATCTCTTCATCATCAGATAGCTCTAAATCTGACACCGATGTCCACGAACAATTTGATCCATCATCATCAGAGTTACCAGATACAGTATTTAAATTTAATACTAATTTACCTAAAACTGTATCTGAATCTGAATCAGGGTCTGCATCTGGGACAGTGTGCAAATTAAAATAGTTTTTAATAACATATGGTTCGGCACCACCTGCTTCAAGATCATCAGGTGTAGGTTCTAGTACAGTTTTGACATTATAAACTTGTGCTCTATATGTCCAAAACCGTTTCCATGCAAAAATAACACCATATACTCCGACAGCAATTCCAATTATAATCATCATAATACTATACCAACTTGCAAAAATATTAGACGATGCAGAATATACACCAGTCGTTCCAGTTGTTGTCGGTGTAGAGGAACCAGTCGTCGATGGAGTCGATGTTTCCGTAGAAGTCAATGTTGTTGAAGACTCTGTAGTTGCAGTCGTAGTAGACTCTGTTGTTCCAGTTGTTGTCGGAGTTGAGGATTCAGTTGTCGTTGGAGTCGACGTTTCCGTAGACGACATTGTTTTTGACGACGTCGTGGAAAAAGTCGACGATTCCGTCGTGGAAAACGTAGACGACTCCGTTGATGACAACGTGCTCGAACGGGTCGTCGTTTCAGTGCTCGAAAACGTCGATGACTCTGTTGTGGAAAACGTCGAGCTTTCCGTCGTGGAAAACGTAGACGACTCCGTTGATGACAACGTGCTCGAACGGGTTGTTGATACCGTGGTCGAAAAAGTTGATGATTCTGTCGTGGAAAACGTCGAGGACTCAGTCGTTGAAATTGTAGACGACTTAGTGGTAGACAATGTCGTTGAACGTGTCGTGGACTGAGTGCTCGAGAAAGTCGAAGTTTCCGTCGACGATATTGTACTAGTGTCAGTTGTCGTTGGTTTTGAAGTCAACGTCGATGTCATTGTGCTCGAACGGGTAGTACTAACAGTGCTCGAGAAAGTCGAAGTTTCCGTTGAGGAAAACGTCGAGCTCTCCGTTGAACTCAATGTCGACGTCCGACTAGTTGTTGTAGTCGTGCGACTAGTCGTAGTTGAAGAAGTACGAGTACTCGTAGTTTTAGTCGTCGTAGTCCTAGTTTGCGCCGAAGCACTCACCACTAACAACAACAGAATCGCTGAAATAAGAACCATAAAAGTCGTCATTTTCACAACAGAAATCTCAGAAAACTAAGAATTGTAATAAAAATTATTAGCAAAATATAATTCAATTTTTGTAAAAATTCCGATTTTTTCCATTTTTTCCCTTTAATTATTTAAAATTATTTAGTAAAATTATTTAGTAAAATTATTTAGTAAAATTATTTATTAAAATAATTAATATAAAGATAAATCTTGAAATATAAATAATTATAAAAAAATATTATATATATTTAGATATATTTACAAATAAATATAATGGATTCATCCAATATTTTAATTGATATTCTTGATGAAATTGAAATTGATGTAATTTTAGATGATAATAATGGCAGTAGTATTAAAACAAATTTTGAAAAAATAAAAAATAATATAGATATTATTAAAAATCTATATTACAATAATATATATAATAATATATCTAATGATATATCAATTAATTTTCAAAATCTAAGAACTTTAATAACATCTAAAAAACATAGTTGTGATGTAAATACTACTAATTATATTTCATATTATAAACAAATTAAGCAAATATTAGGTCTTATAATATGCAATATATATAGAAATAGTGATTATCATATACTAATGGCAAATATACCAGATATAGTATATGATAATACTAATACTGATACTAATACTAATACTATAAATTATGTTAATTCAGAAGTTATATTTGATACTGTAGAAAAATATATTGGTTTAGATACTATAGTTAATGTATTTCAAGTTTCTGAACATAATTATTTAGTAAGATTTAAATCATATGATGATAGCATTAAAACATGTAATATGTTAAATAAAATGCAAATTGGTGAAAATATAATAAAAGTCGAATTATTATGTAAGAAACCATATAGTCTTAAGACTGAGCCAGAGCCAGAGGCAGATGCAAAGCCAAATCCAGAGCCAGAACCAGAGCCAGAGGCAGATGCAAAGCCAAATCCAGAGCCAGAGCCAGATACAAAGACCGAGTTAGATGCAGAGCCAGAGCCAGATGCAAAAATAGAGGACAATATTGTTGAATCTCAGTATATTGTTGAAGATATCAAAACTGCAAATGTAGAGGAATATATTAAATCTGTAAATATTGAAGCAGAAATAGCAGAAATAGCACAAAAACAAAAATATAGTAATATATTAGTTGTAAATATAGCTTATGGAATTTATAATAAGGTATCAAATATTGTAAATTATTTCAGACGGTAGGAAAATAGTATATATACTAGACTAGATTAGACTAAACTAGACTAGATTAGACTAAACTAGACTAAACTAGAATAATTACGAATGAGATTCCGATAAAATTGTGCTCCAAATTGCTCGTTGTTTAATTGGATCTTTATCTATGACAAACCAATTATCTTTTATTTGCAATTCAGCCCATTTTTGGTCAAGAGCCCAATGTTCAAAACCTTGACCTGATAATTTTTTATGTTCCATATTATCATTGCATGTATTAAATAGATTAATAATATTATCTACATATGAATCTTTTACAATATATGCAGATGAAGTTGTTGCAGTTTTTAATTTTTGTATATTTAATGAATTGCCATCCGGTGACATAGTGTCAATAGGCATATTTTGCATATTAGTGTCAATAACTTTATTAGCAGTTGCCAACATAATTACATCCCAATTTGCATATTTAGCATCTAGAGAATCTACAGTTTTATTTAATATATCATTAAATACTTCTGGTGCTACATCCAATTCGGCATCATCCTCCAGAATTAATACACGTTTCCATTTATTAAGTTTAATCATATTTAGTGCTAATATGTGAGATTGAATGCATCCTTTATGTCCATTTTTAGGAATAAATACACCACTTACTTTATGAACTTTTGCCATATTGGTATTTAATTTTTCTAATTCTTTCATCAATAAGTCTTTGCGGTCATTGCGATTTTCAAGATTTATATAAATAATTGCATCTAGACGATTAATACCATTTTCTGCATTAAAAAAACCCTCCCAACTACGACGAAGCATAAGAATCATTAAAAGAATTACTAGAATGGAAAATATTATAATTTCTATATTTTTTTTAATATATGTTAATAAATTCATTTTGGGTGTTATTGTGTGTGATTGTGTGTGATTGTGCTTTTTGCTTACTGATTCTCATTATTTAATAATATGTAATATTTTAATTTTATTAGTAATTATAATAAAGTATAAATTATAACCATGAACCATTATACATATGTATAAAATAAGAATCTTTATATTTTATTGAACAATCATTGTATTTACAATATTTTAATTCATCTTTACTATGATAATCTATTGGAATAAATAAATTTTTTTCTAAAATTTTAATTTTATTATTGTTTTCATTATATAAAGTTTTATCTTTATAAAATATTATTAATCTACCTGGTCCTGTATGATTTATAACTCCAGTATTCATATCTATAGTCATAATATAATTTATATATTTTATAAAAAAATCTTGCTTTTGTTTTGATAAAATAAAACAATTTGTTGGATTTAATTCATTACTTTCAGTAGTCATATATATATCATATTCATTAAAATTATTAATATTTATTTTATTTATAGGCATTATATCTAAATCTAAATACATACCCCCATAATGATATATTATTAATATTCTAATAAAATCATGTTTTTTTATTTCAACATTTAAAGAATTAAAATAATCAAGATATTGTGGATAATATTGTTTTAATAATTGAATACAATCATTATTATTCCATAATTTATATTCCCAATCATTATATATAGTTTGTATTTTTTTGTAATAATCGCTAAATAATACTTCTATATCTCTATTATTAAATGTAAAATCCCAATATATCTGATGTATAATTTTTGGTATTGTATTTACTGTATTATTATTTATACTATTTGCATTTACTTTATATTCTATATCTTTATAAATCCATGTACTTAATCTTTGTTTTTCAACAATATTATTATTAAATAATTCCTCATTTGATTCTTTATCGCCCATCCATAAAAAGCAACACGTAGGAAAATAGGCTTTACATTTTTCTAAGAATTTTAAAGCAGTTTGTTTATCAGTTTTATATTCACCCCAAGCATAATCTTTTATACTAGGTAATTCATCATATAATGAACATAATTCACCTCCATTTGTACATTTATCCCATACACTTGAACTTGCTATAAATTTTTCATATAAATATAATAAATTTAATCCTAAAATATATTTATTATTTTTAGTTAATTCTTTAATATTATCTCTTATAGTTGTTAATAATAATCCTTGCCATGAACCATTTGAATGAGTTATATATAATACATTATGGTTTTCATCAATTAATTTATCACTATTTAATATTAAATATAATAAATTATCATTAGGTTCAAAATTTAACCAACAATCATTTCTAACTGCAAATTTAATATTTGTATATTTTTTATTATCTTTATATTCACCTAATATACAATCATCATCGGAAATTTTATCATAAAAAGCAGTATGAGGATCATATGTTCTACATATTATATTTTTTTCTATTGGTATTTTACCAATACATATATTATCGGTATCAGTATAAGTTCCACCAAATTTATATAATACTATAAATCTAAAAAAATCACTAAACATACGACCATCATGTTGTATTTTTTCATATGCATTTTTAATATTTACTTTATTTTCAATAGGTGTATTTAGTATTAAATCATTATATGAATATCGAACTATTTTACATATATTTAATATATCAATTATTTTTTCTTCTTTCAATGAATTTGAAAATAAGTATATTGGTTTATCATTATTAAAATAATATATTGATTTAATCACAGTAATTAAAATACTTAATCTATTTTCATTAATATCTCCTTCCCAAATTAAAAATATATTATTTATATTTTTATCTATATTTGTATTATTTAACGTAATAATATTTTTATTAGTATTGGTATTTTTATTACTAAAATTATCAATATTATTAAAATATTTATAATATAATATTAATAATATTATTATTATTATAATTATTATAATAAAATATAATAAATAATTAATTAATTTACTTTTTTTTTTATTTATAATTTTATTTTTATTTATATTCATAATTGTATTTATAATTTATTATTTAATATTAATATATATAAATTTTGTAATAAATATAAATATGAATAAAACAAAAAATTATAATAAAATAATATTTAATATAATACTAATAATTTTAATAATATTAATAATATATTTAATAATATTATTTATAAAATATAATTATCAAATTAATAATTTTATAAATACAAATAATGATAATTTAATACATAATAATAATAATGATAATAATAATACATATACATTACCAAAAATTATATGGGTATTTTGGGATAAAGAAGAATTACCAAAAAATATATCATTAATTATAAATAATAATAAAAACAAATTAGGTAATGAATGGATTATTAATGTTTTAAATGATAATAATATAAAAAATTATCTAGATATTAATACATTTCCAAATAATTATATAAATTTAGAAATACAACATAAAGCTGATTATTTAAGATTAAAATTATTAGAAAAATATGGTGGAATATGGATGGATGCAAGTATTATTATAAATTCAAAAGATGAATTTGAAAAAATGTTTAGAGATACTTTAGATGATAAAATAGAATTAACAGCATTTACTTTATATGAAAAAGATAATTTATACAAATATCATCAATATATTGAAAATTGGTTTTTAATAGCTCCACAAAATAGTAATATTATAAAATTATGGTTAAAAGAATTTGAAACTGCAATTAATATGGGTTTTGTTGAATATAAAAAATATATTACAGAACAATTAAATGTAAGACTTTTTTGGAAAATTGAAAATTCAAATTGTTATTTAACTATGCATACAACATTACAAGTAGTATTACAAAATAAATTAACTAATAATTATATACCTAATTTATTATTATTAAAATCAGAAGATAATATGTTTAAATTATATTCTGATTGTACATGGAATAATGATTGTATAAAAAAAGAATTTGAAAATAATATAGAAATTAAAAACATACCATATATAAAACTTACAAGTTCGGGTTCTGGTTTAGATATGGAAAAATATTTTTCATAAATAATAAAATAAATATATTTATTATATATAGTATTATATTTAATAACTGTTATATTTAATAACTGTTATATTTAATAACTGTTATATTTAATAGATATAATTATAGTATTTTATGATTGAATATGAAATCTAATAAAAAAAAAAATTTATTATACATATTTATATATTTAATAATATTTATAATTTTATGTTATATTATTTATAAATATAGTAGTTATAATAAAAATGTTAAATATGATAATTTTCAAGTTAATAAAGAAAATAATAATAATAAAGAAACTAATAATATAAATATATCATTAGGAATATTATCATATAATGCACCAGATACATTAGAACAAACATTGAGTACATATAAAAATAGTAGTCTACTTGATATATCAAATGATGTTTTTGCAATTCTTCAAAAATCTGATAAACAAGATAAAGAGGCACAAGTGTGTGAAAAATATAATATAAGGTATATAAAATTACCAGATAATGGTAAAATGGCTTCTGGATTTAAAGCTATATATGAAAATGCAAAAAATGAAATTATTGTATTTTTAGAAAATGATTTTGTTAATTATTCTACAAAGCAAGAAACAATTAATTTTTTTAATAATAGTATATATTTTATTAAAGAACAAAATAAAGATTTAATTAGAGCAAGAAGTCGTAAAAATGCAGGAGAACCTAATTTTGGTATACAATTATTTAGTAATATACCACAACATGAATTTGGAAATCATACACATTTATCAGAATGTATATATTGGATTGATAATCCAGAATTAGTGTATCCAGAAAAAATTAAAAAAATTAAACCATTAATTGGTAATGATGATTGGTATACATCTTCATCTAAAAATTGTAATTGGACTAATAATGCATTAGTAACATCTAAAACATTTTTTAAAAATGCTATATTACCAGATTTACTAACTGGTTCTGATGATATAGAAAATACATTTACATCTATATGGGCACAAAAAGATTATAAATGTGTATTTGGTCCTGGACTATTTACTCATGAAAGATTAGACGGACATTAATTTATTATGTATAGTAATATTATTTTTTAACTTTTTAATTTATATTATTTATAAATACATTAATTTATTTATCTAAATATATATTAAATAACTGAATATATTTAATTATAATCATAATGAATAAAATTAATATAAATAAAAACTATAAAAATAAAAAAATATTAAAATATATATTTTACATACTATTATTTATATTATTAATACTTTTATTTAGATGTTTATTTATAAATAATTATGAAAATTTTGATAAAAATAAAAATAATAATAATAATACTAATAATAAAAATTATATTATATGTTTAAAAAAAGATTATGAAACTATGGAAGATTATATAAAATCATTTTATAAATATATTAATCCTGAAATCGTAATTTTTAATAATATAAATGAAATACCAGATATAAATAATATAGATAATTATATATTTATACAAATTATACCTGATGAAATATTAACAAAAATAAATAATAAAAATAATAATATTTATTTAATTAATACAGAGCAAATGTCAAGAACTCATCATAGAAATAAAATAAATACTTATCCTAAAAATATAAAAATGTTAGATTATGCTAAAGCAAATATGAAATATTATGATGGTTATTATGTTAAATTTTTATCATATCAAATAAATTATGATGAAATTTATGATTTACCAAAAACAAAAGATATTTGCATAATAACTGGATTATCAGAATATAGAAGACATATTGTAGATAGTATAATAAATAAAGGTTATCCAGTAGATGTTATTTCTGGATGGCGAAAAGAAAGAGATGAAAAATTATTTACTTATAAAATACTATTGAATATTACTTATGATAATAGTATTGATAATAATTATAATATATTTGAATCATTAAGATGTGATAGATGTATTTTTAATAGAATGATTGTTATTAGTAATAAAAAAGAAGATATGGATCTTTATTATCTTAAAAATTATATGATATTTGAAGATTATGATAAAGTTGCAGATAAAGCTATTGAAGTTCTTAATAATTATGATATGTATTATAAAAAATTGGGTCTAGATACATTAGATTTAGAAACATTACAAATTGAACCAGTTACTTTATAATTTTTCATGTTTTCAAAAAATAATATATTATTTATTATTAGATAATAATATATTATTTATTATTTATTATTTTATATATAAAAATAGATGTTGAAATATTATACTAAATATTATAATAAATATTATACTAAATTTATAATAATACTATTATTATTTATTATAATTATATATATATATAATTATAAATATAAATCAAATTTAGAATATTATACATTAATAAAAGAGAATGATGCTTCTAGTTTAGATATTACTAAACCTAAAACATACATATATTGTGAAAATTTTTATTTTGTAATGGAAGATTATATATTATCATTTTATAAACAATTAAATGCAATAGTTATAAGTTATAATACACCTGATGAAATACCAAAATTAAACTCAGAAGATATATATATATTTATTAAATATTTACATAAAGAACAACTAGAACAAATTACTAATGATACAAAAAATGTATATTTAATAAATACAGAACAATTATCAATTGCTAATGAAAAAAATAGACTTAATTCATATCCAAAAAATATAAAAATGCTAGATTATAGTAAATCTAATTTAAAATATTATGATAAAGAATATTATGTTAAATTTTTACAATATCAATTAAATTTTGATGAAATTTATAATTTACCAAAAACAAAATTAGTATGTATGATGAAACCTAATATTAAAAATGAAATTGTAAAAAATGATAATAATACTAATATGGAAACTAATAGACAAAATATATTAAATGCTATTAAAAGTAAAGGTATTGATATAAATTTAATTTCCGGATGGAAAAAAGAAAGAGATATTGAATTATTTTCACATAAAATTATAATTAATTTAGGTTATACCGATAAACATAATATATTTGAATCTATAAGATGTGATAGATGTTTATTTAATAAAATGATTATTATTAGTGAAAAAAAAGAAGATTTTGAAACATATTATTTTAGAAAATATATTATTTTTGAAGATTATGATAAAATTGCAGATAAAGCTATCGAAGTTCTTAATAATTATGATATGTATTATAAAAAATTGGGTCTAGATACATTAGATTTAAAAACATTACAAATTGAACCAGTTGTACTTTAATAATTTATTGTATTTCTATATATTTATTGTATTTGTATATATTAGTTTAATAAAAATAATGTCTCTAATAAAAATGAAATCTATAAATAAATCTAATAAAACTATTATGTTTATTATTCTTATTATTCTTATAAGTATTAGTTTATATATAGTATATAAAAATGAAACATTTGAGGGTAATATGAGTAATATGAGTAATAAAAGTATTTTTAGTAATATGGTTTATTATGATGAAAATAATAAAATTATAGATTCTGAAAATCTTGAAAAAGACGAACAAGATATTGCAAAATTATATATTGAACCAGATAATGTTGTTTTAGAACTTGGTGCGCGGTATGGAACCGTTTCATGTGTAATTAACAAACTATTAAATAATAAAACAAATCAAGTAGTTATTGAACCAGATGATAAAGTATGGGATGCACTTGAACTTAATAAAAAAAATAATAATTGTAAATTTCATATTGTTAAAGGATTTTTATCAAATAAAAAATTTTCATTATCTGATAATGGTTATGGTAGTAGTGCTATAGAATCAACTGATACAAAAATAAAATCTTATAGTTTACAAGATATTGAATCACAATATGGAGTAAAATTTGATACTCTGGTTGTTGATTGTGAAGGATGTCTAGAAACATTTTTTGATGAATATCCGCATATGTATAATCAATTAAAAAATATTACATTTGAAGAAGATTATAGTCATAAATGTAATTATGATAAAATAAAGGAAAAACTAACAGAGTATGGATTTATAAAAGTATATGAAAAATTTAATGTAGTATTAAGAAGTATGTGGAAAAAGAATAAAATATAAATAATGTATATTTGTTTTAATTTATTTGATATAATTTTTAGTTATTATAATTTTTATTTATTATGTTTAATTTATTATGTTTAATTTATTATGTTTTAATTTTTCATATTTTTTTTGTTTATTATCTATGTAATCTATAATAAGCTAATACATACATATATATTTATATATATATAAGTAAAACTAAAACTAAAATGGTAAAATCTAAACACAGTCTAGATGCGCGTAAATCTACAACAACTTTGCTATCTTTAGAAAAAGACAATATAACAGGTATATATGACCCAAACGGTCTATATAATAATCCCTTAACAAATGCCCCTTATAAAAATTTATATGGTAATGATGTTAAAGATATTAAAGGTGAAATATTACCCTATACATATGCAAATATTTCAAAAATATGGACAGATTTAATTGTTTATAATAATAAAGATGCATTAGTTAACACAATAGTTAATAATCAAATTATTCTTGCTACTGCTGGAACTGGTGTAGGTAAAACTATTCTAATACCGCGTATTGCCCTACATGCTCTAAATTATAAAGCCAAAGTAATATGTACTGTTCCTAAGCGTTTACCTGCACGTGAAAATGCGACTTTTATAGCAGAATGTATGGATGTTAAATTGGGCGAACATATAGGTTATTATTATCAAGGTGCAAATGAAACCAATAAAAATGGTGTTCAAACACAATTAATATTTACCACAACCGGTAGTATTATTTCTAGAATGACAGGGAGCGATCCATTATTAAGTGATTATAAATGTATTGTTATTGATGAAGCCCACGAACGAAGCGTTGAAACCGACCAACTCCTACTATTATTAAAAAAACTATGTATAATACGTAAAGATTTGAAAGTAATTATTATGAGTGCAACTATTGCATTGGAAAATTTTCGTAATTATTTTCCTAAATCACAATTTAAATATGGAGAAGTAGATGCTGGTTCAGAGACTACACATAAAGTTACGCAATTTTTTATGGAACGCCCAAAAGATTGGAAGATAACTGCCGTAGATATTACAATGAGATTATTGAAAAAAACGCGAGATGGTGATATTATGATTTTTGTAAAATCTGCAGGTGATGCAAATATTGTAATTGGCGGTATTGAAAAGGCAATGGGAGATTTTCGTAATGAATTTGTTAAAAAACGGAAACTAGAACTGATGAAATCTGAGAGGAAAGGGATTTCTGGAGGGAAAGGGATTTCTGGAGGGAAAGGGTCTAAGTCTGGAGGGAAAGGGTCTAAGTCTGGAGAGAAAGGGTCTAAGTCTGTTGGGAAACAAACACGGAAAAATGGTGGAAAAGGTTCTAGGTCTGTTGGGAGTCATAGTCATTCTAGTAGGAATCAAACACGTAAGACTATTAATAAAAATAGTGTTAATTTACAAAAACAATTAGAGTCGGAATCTTATGCAACAATAAATCCTTGTTGTGTTAAATTAGAGGGTTCTAGTCCTAAAGAAGAGGCAAATTTAGCGACAAGTTCTACTTTATACAAAACTATGAAAAATGAAAAAGGCTATTTATATACTCGTAAAATAGTAGTAACAACAAATGTTGCAGAATCATCTCTTACAGTTAAAGGTATTATTTATATAATAGACTCTGGATATGAATATGAAGATACGTATGAACCCAATACACGCGCCAGAGCATTATTAGAAAAAAATATTGCTCAAAGTGCAGTAATACAAAGAAAAGGACGTGCTGGACGTATAGATGCTGGTTATTGTTTTCATTTATATTCAAAACGCGATTTTGATAACTTTCAGAAATATCCAACTCCATCAATTGAAAAATCTGATATAACTGGTAATATTTTGGACATTATGCGAATGCAAGAATCAGATACTGTTAAGAAAATGCGTGGCTTATTAAATGAGTTTATTTCACCTCCGCACGAAAAATTCATTATTAATTCATTAAAAACTCTAGAGGCATTGGGGGCAATTACAACCTTAGGAGATAATGGTATTATTACGCCAATGGGACTCGCAATTTCGAAATTTAGAGCAATTAGTCCTTGTTTTGCACGGTCTATAATTGCAAGTCATTTCTATGGTGTTTCACGTTCTATGTGCGATATTGTAGCATTAGCACACATTGCCGATGGCAGAATTGGCAATTTTTTTATTAAATATTATCCAGATAAAAAAAAGAATGCAGATTGGAATAAGAAAGAATTTAATAGACATAAAAATGTAATGAAATCTTTTGAACATCCATATGGTGATTATATGTCTATGTTGAAAGCTTATAAACTATATTTGGTTAATAGTAAAAAGGATGATGAGAAAGAGGGTGGGAAAGAAGGTGTGAAAGAAGGTGTGAATATTAATGGCGGAGATGTTGATGTCATAGAGGAAGATATAAATATTAAACCTAGTGTTCGTGCATGGTGTAGAACTAATTTTTTAAATGCTAGAAAACTAGCAAAAGTTAGACAAGATAGTATGCAATTATATCGTACTTTACAAGATATATTGAAACCATATCAATATGTAAAACCACAGGGTCGCATTTTATCAAAGAAAGAAAAACTAGATATTAATGACAAATTAAGTATATTAGAAATTAATACTGTATTAGATGAATTAGATGGTAATGTGCATAATGCAAAGGATGAAAGGGATGCAAATGAAGATGAAAAGGACATGCAAATGAAATTGCAATTACAATCTGGTGGATTTATAAGACTCATTGCAAAAGAAGAAGAGATGGAAAAATTAGAACCTAATGTAAAACGTTTTGAAAAAGAAGATGATAATATTATGATGTCATTGGCAATAGGTAATTTTGTAAATATTGCTATTATGGAAAAACGTGATATGTATGTAAGTTGTTTTGCGAGTAAGAAAATACCTTGTAATATAGATAGGGATAGTTTTATAAGAGGTAGTCCTAAGATTGTTTTATTTGAGGAAATATTTATGGCATCGGAGAATTCGCGTTTATTAAAGCTAAATATGGTTAATGTATTGCCAAATAATGTCTGGGAACGTATAAAAAATAATTATGGTAAATTTATTAAATTTTGTTTATAGGAAAATTATTTATTTTGTATTTTGTATTTTTTAAACCTTTGAAATAATATAATATAAAGGTAAAATTTTAATAGATATGTAATTATATAATATAATACAAAAGGTAAATATTAAAAATGTATAGATATAAATTAAGTGCAATATATGATATTATACCTCTTGAAATTAAAATTGTAAATGAACCTATAAATGAAAAGGGTTTTGCTGATATATTAAGTATTAGTTTAGAAACATTGCATAAATTAAACAGAGCAAAAAATAAAATAAATGAAATAAATTCATTTAAATGGGAAGATATTAAAAAATTAACTAATCCTTATGAATTTATTCATTCATTTAATAATACTAATCCTACTAATTCTAATAATTCTACTAATCCTACTAATATTGCATTAATAAAACCTTTAAGTCGTAGTTTTTTTAAAATGATAGAAATTATTTATGAATTTTTGCCAAATATAATTGATGATAATGATAATGATAATGATAATGATGATGATGATGATGATGATAATGATGATGATAAAAAACAAAAATTTATTTCAGTTCATATTGCTGAGGGACCCGGTGGATTTATAGAAGCAGTTAGATATGTGAGAAAAGGTAATAAAACAGATTTAGCGTATGGTATGACACTTGTAAAATATGATAAAACTGAATATAAAAATGTTCAAGTTCCTGGATGGAATAAAAGTATTCAGTTTCTTAATAATAATCCAGAAGTAAATATACTAAATGGTGCTGATGGTACTGGTAATATTTATAATATAGAAAATATAAAATATATAGATAATAAAATTAGGGCAAATGTAGGGGCAAATGTAGGGGCAAATATAGGGGCAAATGTAGGGGCAAATGTAGGGGCAAATGTAGTAACTGCAGACGGTGGTTTTGATTTTAGTGTTGATTATAATTATCAAGAGCAAACTAGTTGCAAATTAATATTTAGCCAAATTTTATGTGCTATAAATTGTCAAAAAAACTCTGGTTCATTTATATGTAAGTTTTTTGATTTAAATCTATATTTTACTGTTGAAATGTTATATTTATTATATACATTATATGAAACAGTAAACATATATAAACCATTTACTAGTAGAATTGCCAATAGTGAAAAATATATAGTATGTACAAATTTTAAAGGAATAGATAAATTATTACTAAATAATTTATTTGAAGTATTAGCACAATGGAATAAATATGATAAAAATACAATAAATCATATATTTGAAAAAATACCTAGTGATTTTATTGATTATATAAAAAAAATAAATAATGAAATTGTAAATTTACAAATTATATCTATAAATCATGCAATAAATATATATAAATCTAATAAAATTAATAATGATAAAAAATGGTATGATTCAACTATAAAATTACACATTGAAAAAGCACAAGAATGGTGTAAAAAATACAAAATACCTTATACCTCATAAATAGGTTTTGGTTTCATAAATAGGTTTTGGTTTTATGCAATTTATTTAATTAGATTAAAATTAATAATATTTGTTTTTTTAATAAAGAATAATCTTGGTTTTTTAGAAATTTTCCTAAATTCATTATTTAATATAGAAATATGTTTATTATCATCCTCATATTCAATACCCTTTAAATATTCTAAATTGTCTTTTAATATTTTAACAATAAGTTCATATGCAGTTAATAATTGTGAAATATTTCTGGCTCCAGTAATAATAACGCTCCCCGGTCTAAAAACTGATATTGTTATTTTAGTGCATATTGAATGTTTTTCTTTTGAGGAACAATGCGGAGCACAATTACATATACCCTGAATTGTATTATTTTCGTTATAATAATATTTAGTTAATACACCAGGGTATTCATCAGGGTCATATGAATTATAAAACCCCTTTTTTTTAAATAATTTTGACATTTTTTGCAAATTTATATTATGATTTATTGAAAAATCGCTATTTATTAATACTGTATTTATTTCACTTACAAAATATTTGCGAGGTGTTATAAGTGTTCCTGATATTAAATCTATATTTTCTATAGGTATTGAATTAGGTATTGTATTAGGTACGGAACTGGAATTTGCACTGGAATTCGCATTGGCACTGTCACTGACACTATTACTTAGAATATATTTTTTAACAGCATCGCAAATTATAATATCTATTGTTCTAATATTTACTAATCGATTAATTTTTTTTTCCAAAAAATGATTATATATTTTATTAAATTTAAATATTTCATGCTTAATATCAATTAATGTTTGTTCATCTTTTGAGAATATATTTTTACTTATATCTAAAAGTATTTTATCCAAAATAAGAAATTTAAAATCACTATATTTTTTCATTAAGACTTCGATTCCGACTTTTACTTCATCTAATGTTTTTGCATTAATTAGTGTTTTTTCTAAATCATTTGTAAAATAAGTTTTAATCTTATCTAATTTATTAATAGTGTTTCTAATATATTTATCACCGCACCATTCCGTTTGTATAAAAAACTCTTGGTTTTCCCCTTCAATATTATCTGATAATATATTATAATTATCGTGAATATTTTTAACATAATGTTTTCTGTTAAGATTAACAAATGTCGTGTTAGTATTTTCAGTATTATATACTAAATTTGTATCAAATTCATAATCTTTTAAAAATCTATCATAATATTTTCTATAATATGATACTGTATTGGTATTTGGATCATATAATAATTGAAAATCGAATGTTTTTGATATAGTAGTTAGTTTAGAAATATCTGTAATAAGATTAATTTTTATATTTTTTAAAATATTTATTAATAATTCGGAAACAAGCGTTGCCTCATCTTCACATTTTAAGCCTGTCATTTGTAATCTGCCATTTGCAAATATTTTTATATTTATATTTCTAAAACCCCAATATTTAAATTTTAGTGTTGCTTGATTATTAAATTCATCTTTAATTTTATCAATTAAAGTTTCTCCACGTGCACAATTTCCATAGTATTCTAGATTATATAATCCACCGGATTTTTCATCTAATTCTGGAGAAAATTGGTCGTAAATATTAATAAATCTACTAATTAAACCCAAATCTACCTTTGAATTTATATTTGTTATAATAGTGCAAGTAGATATTGTTAAAGGTGTAGCGCTAAACTCTAATATGGGTTTTTGATTAGATGTTTGATTAGATGTTTGCAGTTTATCTGGTTTGGTGTTTGGTAAGTCATGTTTTGGCAAATTATGTCTTTGAGCTTTATTTTTTTTAATTTCTTTTTTTGAACTCATTTTATTAAATATATTAAAATATATTGAATGTATTTGCTTTAAGTATTTGCGTTAAGTATTTGCTTTAAGTATTTTATTTCAATAAGTATATATTTATAGTTTAAAGTTTTTCTTTAAGTTAATCAATTTTTTAATATATTAAATATGTATTAAATTAAATATGTATTAAATTAAAAATTGAAATATCTTTAAGATTAAATATAAAAATAAAATAGTAAAATAGTGATATGGCAAAATATTGATATGGCTAATACTGATTTGTCTATTCTTGTAAAATCATTTAATAGATTAGATAATTATGTAGCAAAATACATTTATGAAAAATATATATGTAGTAATGAGGAGAATGAGGGGAATGAGGAGAATGAGGGGAATGAGGAGAATGAGGAGGAATATAAAAAATATATACATCAAATTTTTAGTATAGAAAGACCGCATATAATAACACAAAAAGAAAGTTTAGAAACAGATTTGCAAAATATGGATATTGCAGA